TGTCTTCAATTCTTTTAGCGTTGTAATGATGTTCATTTAACGATAATTGAATATTTGCATCAGTTTGTCTTTCATAAGTCACAGCAGTATCAGCAGCTTTTCCACTCGAATTAACTGCCTCTTCTGAGACTTTAGGTATATTTAATATATCGCCACCACTTGAAACCATTGATGAGAAGTCTAAAACTTGATTTCTTAACTGAAATTTTCTTTCAGCGTAATCAAGAATTGCGTCTCTCCACATCTCTGGTATAAAGGAAGCAGCACTTGTAACGTTTACATTTCCTGTAGCCATTTTATTTACTCCTTAAAGTTTATTTTTTTTTAAGGTAATGACTTAGCAAGTCTCCGTGAGACTTTCTTCTCTCTCCTTTTGACTCCATATCAGTAAATGGATTGCCTTTAAATTTGCTAACCTGAACTTTGTTTTCAACTTGTCCAACATTAACTCCAGCTTTCGCATCAAATTCTGATACTATGTCACGTAAAAGAGATAAATCATCAACCTTTGTGAATTTTTCTCTTTTCGTTTCAGGAATTTTACTCAGAAGAGATTCTCTTTCTTGATTTACATAATTAGAAAAAGATTCATTAACCTCATTAAATTTGGCTTCTAAATCTTTATTCTTATTTTGTTCCTCAATTAAAAGAGCTTTGTATTCGCCTTGCTCTTCCAGAGTCTTTTTACGCTGTTCTTCCTGTGCAGTTGCTACTTGTTGAACTTGTGCTTTTAATTCATTTCGTTCTTTAACTAGCTCCTGAAAACGATAATAAGGAACAGCTTGTTCTGTCTTTTTTTCGTCTTGACTGACTTGAGGTTCTTTTACAGCTTCCTCAACGGCTGTATTCTGTTCTAATTCAGACATTTTTACTCCTTTAGTGGATTATTATATGCTAGTAAGTTAATTATGATTTAAATTAATGACAATTACTAATGTCAAATAAAAACAAAGAATTTAAATTTAAGCAAAAGTGGTTTGACTTTATGAATTACAAGCCACACGCAGGTCAAAGAAAACTACACTTTCCAGAAAAAGCCGATGCTTCATATTTTGTAAATATATGTGGAAGACGTTATGGAAAGACTACAGCAGCTTTTAGAGAAGCCGAGTTTTATGCTGCACAACCAGATAAAAAAATATGGCTTGTTGGTCTATCTTACAAAAAATCAAGATTAATGTTCCGTGAAATTTGGAAAAATATGGTTGCAGGTAAAGCTGGAGATATAGACAGAGCATCAGAAAAAGAACAATACATAAAATTTAAATGGGGTACTACTGTAGAGGGTATGTCTTGTGAAAACCCAGATTCATTAGTAGGGGAGGGTGTAGACTTATTAATTATTGACGAGGCAGCAAAAATGCCGAGAAGAATATGGGATATGTATTTATCTCCTACATTAGTAGATAGAAAAGGTAAAGCTATATTTATTACAACGCCTCAAGGTTATAATTGGATATACGACTTGTACTTGTTAGGTCAAACTGACCCTCAATGGTATTCGCATCAATCTCCTAGCTGGGAAAATCAATATGCCTTTCCAGAGGGAGCGAACGACTCTTTTATTTTAGAGCGTAAAAGAAATATGTCTAAAGAATTATTTGAGCAAGAATTTGCAGCTAAATTTACTTCTATGGAGGGTAGGGTTTATCCTTTTGATAGAGACCTTGACGTTGAAAATGTTCCATATCAAGAAAATTTACCAACGTACTGCTCTATGGACTTTGGGTACAGATTACCTGCTGTACTATGGTTTCAAACTTACAAACACGAGGGTAATTGGCACATAAATATTATCGATGAAATAATACACGAAAGAAATATATCTACAGAACAACTTGCTATAAAAATTAAAGAAAAACCGTATCCAGTCATCACATACTATGGAGACCCTGCTGGTAGCTTTGTACAAGGACAATCTGGATTAGGAGATATACATATTTTAAGACAACACGGAATCTATGTAGAATATCGTATGGACAGATTATCACGAGATATACAATCTGGTGTTAGTTATTGCAGGGGATTTTTTGAAAATGCAGACGGACTAAGAAGAATCAAAGTTGATACTAAATGTGTTGGTATTGCAGAAGATTTTGAGAATTATAGATTCCCTGAAGCGCAAGAGGGCAAAGCTATTTCTAACAATCCTATCAAAGACGGATACAATGAACACGGTTGCGATGCTTTTAGATATTTTATATTGAATAGATTTCCAATTAGAAGTAACTTCATTGGAAGAATATCACGTTAAAGGAAACATTTATGGTATTAACAGCTAGAGAAATTATACAAGATTCACTAACAAATTTCAAAGAAGAACAAGCAAAAGCTAGAAGAGAAGAAGTAAGAAAATTTTTAGATTACTATTCTGGTTCTTTAACTGAACAATATATAGAAAATTATTTCAAATCTGACGCATTTCAGGAAATACCACACTACAACACAAACATTGTTAAAAAGTTTGTTAATCGTATGTCTAAAATTTATACGATTGGTGCTAAAAGAAATGTAAGTGTAAAATATGATGATTTGACTAGCGTAAAAAATGCACGTATGAAACAAATGGAGCGTATGACTAGATTATTAGGCACAACTGCTACTTATGTTATGTACGATACCGTAGATGAAAAATTTGATTATAGACCTATTTATTATTTTGAGCCGTATTTTGGAGACAACCCTTATAAACCAGAAGCTATTGTATATCCTATGATGCACGGACACGCAGATTTATCAGATACTGATGAATTAATGTATGCTTATTGGGATAAAGATACACACATCAAATTTGATGACAATGGTAATATCTTAGAAGAAATAGAACATAATCTAGGTGTATTACCTTTTGTTTTTTCACACAGAGAAGAACAACTTGATTCTTTTTTTGTTGAGGGAGCATCTGACTTAGTTTCTGCTAATGAACATATTAATATTACAATGACAGAAATGCAACTTGGTCTTAGATTCCAAATGTTTGGACAGCCAGTTGTTACTGGTATTATATCAGACAATAGTAATGTTAGAGGTGGTTCAGATGAAATTCTTACACTACCAGAGGGTACAAACTATGATATTGTATCTCCAGAGGGTAATGTAAGAGACGTAATAGAAAATATTAAATGGCAAATAGAATTAGTGGCGCTAAATAATCACTTATTTGTAACCTTTGCTCAGTCAGGAGGGGAAGTACCTAGTGGTATTTCTTTAATGATTAAAGACCTCGAGCGCCACGAAGACTTTATCGATGACAAAGAATTATATCGTCAATATGAACACGACTTCTACAGAGTAGAGTATGCACTATCTGAAATGAATAGTTTAGGATTACCAGACCCTAAAAGATTTAAAGTAGATTTCTCAGAAGTAGAATATCCAATGACTACACAAGATAAGATTATGCTAAATGAATATAAACTGAAACATAATCTTGTTACACAGCCACAGTTACTAGCTGCAGAAAACAAAGACTTAAGCATTGAAGACGCCTCAAGAATTATAGAAGAAAATAAACAAGTTAATTTATCACAGGTAGTCGTAGATGAAAGTCCAAGTAGAGATTCACAGTAATTTAGATTTCAAACAAGCAACTGAAAAGCTGCTTAAACGTGTTATGTTTAGCTCAGTAATGCTAGACATAGGTAACGCTGCACGTAGAGACGTTCAAAAAACTTTTAAAACAAATACTGATATAACTGGTACACCCTTTCAAGATTTAAACAAAAAATATAAAAAATCTAAATTTAAAAATAAAAATAAAATTTTAACCCTTATGGGAGATTTGGCTAAAAGTATTCGAATAAGAAGTAATGAACCAAATATGACAGTTTCAGTAGGTTCTACTATTAAAGAAAAATATCCTGAATATCATCTTTTTGGAGAGGGCGATAACCCTCAAAGAAAATGGATTTACACACAGGACGAAGTGAAAACTATGTTTACCGATGAAAATATGCTTTTAGGAGCTACAGAAAAAGCATTAAAAAGGTATCGTGAGCTTTTTATAGACCTTATTAAAACAAAAATGCGTAAAATAGGTACAGGAACAACATTAGACTTATAATGGATAAAGTAATAAAAGAAATATTAGAAATGGTTATACAAGTTAAAAGACTTGCAGAAGCTAATAACGAACTTTTAGGATTTATCTGTCAAAAAATATCCCCAGTATCTACAAAGAAAGAATATTTAGATACAAAAGACTTTATGATTGCTTCTATGGAAATGTCAGAAATGTTTGAAGAGTATGATATTATGCCTGAAGATTACGGGATTTCATAGACTCTTCTCTTTCGATAAGTTCTTCAATCCACTTTCTTCTTTCTGAGTTGCTTGGTCTTCTACTAGGTAAAGGTTCTAATCCCACTTTCTTAGCTCTTTGTAATAATTGATACCTCTTAGCTCTATCTTTACTTTTTTTGCTTTTAGGTTTTTTAGCTTTTATATCTTCAACTCTTTTTATCTCTTTCTTTTTTCTGGCTAAAGGTTTGTCGTTTTCTGGGTTTCTTTCTGGAAGTGCCTCTACAGCTTCTTGAACTTCTTCACTTTCTGCGTCTATTATTTCTGCAGAGTCTATCTCTTCTGCCTTTAAAAACTTCTCAAATGGACTATCTACAGTAACATTAATATTTTTAATGAGTTTACCTGAGTGTTCTAAGACTAATCTACCAGCTTGTACATTACCCTCAACTGCTTCACGAACCATACTATTTAAAACCATTGGCAGCTGACTATTAAACTCTACCATATATTTTTTATAATACATATCAACAAAACGGTCATCTGCAAACCAGTTCTGTATTGTACGCTCTGTTACATCTAGTTCATTAGCTAATTGTTGTTTAGATAGATTGGGGTTATGTATTAGCAAATCTATTGCTGCTTTTTGATTTACTTTTTTCAATGCAGTTTTCATTTACCTTGTCCTCTGTATTTTTTCTTATAGTGTTTTTTAGATTGTTTATTGCCAAACTTTGTATTATGGCTTAAACCTTGTCGAGTTTTTTTAGCACCATTTGACTTTCTAGTGCGTTCTCTAAATAATGATTTTCTCATTTTTTATAGACTTTTTCTGCTCCTGCGATTCCAAAAGAACCTAATGTTACCCAAACAAATGAGTTATAAATATAATCGTTTACCATTAGCTCAATACCAACAATACCCATAGCTAGGTCTACGATACCGAAAACACACATCAGCGCAAAGGAAAGAAAACCTATTATATTCTTTTCGTTGTACTCGTTTTTATCTTTGAACAGTTCCCACATCGATTCTCTCCTTTTCCTTTTTACCAAATATCTTATTCCAACGTTTTTCGTATTCTTTTTTAGATATACTCATAGGTCTAGGTTTGTCGCCTTTACCAGCACCGTTGGGTTTACTATATATACTTTTGGTCATTTATGTCTTTTTTGAATAGGGAAGTTAGCATACAAAGAAGCTCCTTTATGCTTTTTAAACTTACCACTATGTTTCATTAATGAATATTTACCACCTTTCTTTTTCATAAAGTGATAACCTCTTGGAGCTTTTACTTTCATTTTTTCTTACCTTTTTTCATCTTCTTTTTTTTCTTCTTTTTTTTACCTGTATGGTATGGCATAGCTACCTCCTTTTAAATTTTTTCTTTGGACAAGACTTGATGTATTCAATTCTGTTTTGTATCTGTAATCCTGTGTGTAACCCACAATAAGTGATACCCTTTTCTTTACCAGCAAACGAGCATTTTTTTTGGATTAAAGAACAGTATTCAAACACTAATCTATATCTAATTCTTTGCGTAAATCGCTGTCTGACATCGTATTTTCGTTCTTAACGACCAATTTTGGTACAGATAATAGCTTTTTTACTAGGAATTGCTCCTTTTCACATAAGCATACTTCCAAAGGGTCATCAGTCATCTTTTGAATCACTTCAAATACCTTATCACACTCTAAACATTGATAATCATATCTTGGCATACACATAATTTAACAGAAACTTGAACAAAAATACTACTTATTTTTTGGATTGGTCGTCTAGTTTTTTTTGAGTTCATATTTTACTTGAAGATAAAACCTGTAAGTCTATTATTATTAGTCGTTTACAGAATATTTTTTAAATCTTGATTTTAAATATAACTGTATTAAATTATTATTTTTTATAACCCCTTAGTCGTTACTTTATACTTTGCAAGGAATACTACTACTCTGCCACTTTTGGCGTGAATCCACCCTATACCCCACTTAAAGTAACACTTTAACCAAACCTTAAAGTAATACTTGAAGTTAAAGTAATACTTGAACCTAAAAACGCCAAATGTTAAAGCGATACTTGAACCTAATCAAATGGTGCTTTGTACAAACTTGGGAGCGTTTAACCCTAGTTAAATCAAGAAAGTTATTGACTATAAACTTGATAAATATGTAAAAGTATTTGACAAGTCCCTAAAAATTGCTAAATTGTCTTAGTTTCGAAGATGTTTTTCGTTACTGAGTTATTTGAAAAGTAGAGTTTGGACAGGGTAGCCGATAGACTGGCTTGAGATAAAGTAAGGTTAAAGTCTTAGATGACACGACGAACAGATTAGCTCTCAGTACTCCCAGAAATACAAATAGGTCAGATAGTTTCTCCGTGGGGGAATATCTAGCCCTCCTTTGAGTCTCAGCCCTTAAATCCAATCTTGAAAGTTCTTTGATAATTTGGAAAATCATTAAAACCTCCCTTTGTAACAGGAGGGGGTTTTGTAAGTAGTAAGTCACGCCGTTAAGGTATCCCGAACCAAGCAAACCCCCAAAGATTTCATTTAAAGCCCGTAAGCGTCCAATTTGACGCCTTAAACGGCAAACTAAAACAACCCCACAAAGGAGAACACAATGAAAGAAAACACACAAGAGCAAACATTATCAAACCTATTGCGCAAAATAGAATACACTTGCGAGAGGTTCGAAGTAGAGCGCACAGACATATTTAAGGAGCTAAATTTTGAATTAAAAAGCGTCTTAAAAATGCCAACAAAAAAAGAAGCTCAAGTTTGCGCTAGAGCTATCAGGACAAAATACCAAAGAAAAGCAGGAAAGCAATTTGAGGGCTTATCGGGTATATTGCTTGGGTTAAAATGGGCGCTAGATTGTGCAGGTTTCCAAGGTGAACTATTTGTAGACACCAGAGACCAAGTTCAATATGATGTAATTTCAAACATCAGCAATAGATGTGAAGACACTATTGACGATTGGGAGAAACCAACATATTAGAAAA